CTTCACCAACGTGGAAATCAACACCGGGTTTGCGGTAGCCCACGCCCGGACTGACTTGACCACCGAAGTCAATCCCTTGATGAATGGTGCCACAGCGTCATTGACGAACTGACCGAACGTGGAAGCGGTTTCTGTCAGAAGGTCTTTCAACGCCCGCCACGATTCACCGAAGGTCTTGTTCTCCTTGGTTGCTTCACCGCTGAACCGTTGCAAGTCCTTCAGCGCAAGACCCAACTTCACCGTCATTTCGGTGGAATTGTCCATCTTCCCGCTGGCATCAAGTAGACCTTGCGCCAGTGCCGCTTCATTGACGCGGGCTTCATCCACGTTGATTCCGTAGGTCTTCAACGCGGCACCACCACGCACAAGCCCGCGTGTGATTTCACCCACGATGTCAGTAACGTCACCGCCAAAAAGTGCGCTTAAATCCGTGGCACCCTTCACCAGTTCCTTGCTGAACGTCAAGGCTTCCTTCTTGCCCAGCCCGAACGATTCAAGCATTAACTGGGCTTGACCTAATGCGCCTTGAATTTCGGCTTCCTGTCGGCTGGTGGCTTCGGCAAGGGCAGCGCTGAACGCTTCGGCTTCCCCGGTCAGGTCACCCATGATGACCTTCAGCCGGTTCAATGCCTGTTCATCTTCAGCCGCTTCCTTGCTCAACATGGCGAAGGCAACACCAATGCCAACCGCCGCGCCAGCCACGGCAAGAAGCCCGGTCTGAAGTTCAGCGGCGGAAGACGCCGCTGACTCCATGCCCTTGCTGATGTCATCCCCGGCTTTGGTTGCTTCTTGACTGATGGTTTCAACGGAAGCGCTAACTTGGTTTAGCTGTTCCCCGCCTTCGGCTTCAACGGTCAGCTTGACGGTTCCCCCGCCTTTTTCCTTGACCGCTTCCATGTCCTTCAGGAACTTATTGACCGAAGCCGGGTCAACTCCAATTCCCACAAGGAAGGCTTCCACCGTGTCAGCCATTCGTCACCTTCGCTTCTTCCGCATGTAGGCTAGACTGCCGAAGAATTCAGCTTGGTCAAACTGACGCTTCTTCGGCGGTTCGTCTTCCTGTTCCGCGTATGACTTCTCCGTGTGCTTCCACGCTTCGTTCAAGCGCTTCACGTGCTTACTAACCGCCCGGCGGTTAGCGCTTCCCGCAATCGCCATGTCAAGCACCCGGTCACGCCGTTCGCGGGCATCCAACCGGACCCACGCCAGATAATGCAACTTCACTTCTTCCGGCGTGTATTCGTCCATCAACGCGCTGTAATCGTGTCCAGCATGAAGCAAGGTGGCAAGCATGTCCGCATTTATGTCAGCGGGGTTGCTTGCTTGCCCGCGCTTTTTACCAGCTTCATCACGGTGCTGAACACTTCCCTTAAAGGGACGAAATTCTGCATCATCACCAGTTGAACCAACTTCACGAAGTCATCATAAGACAGCGCTTCAACAAACTGAATCGCGTCTTCCTTCGTGTTGAAGTTCCCCGGCTTGACGGTTTCCGCCAGCACATCCCCCAGCGTGTCACTGTGCTGTTTCACGATGTCTTGGAATGGCAACTTCATCAGCGCTTCTTCCGTCAGGTTCTTGGACACCACCCAAGACCGGACCGCTTCCAGCATCTTCGCGGAAAGCGTCAGCCCCAAGCGCCACGGCCATTTCATCACGGTCAGCTTCTTCCCGTCCGTGAACGTCAGGTCTTGGCTTCGGTTCTCCATTGCTTCCTGAAGCCTGTCCTTCACCGTGTCCTTCTTCGTTTCCCCCACGTTCGTGTTCTCCTTCTATGTGTGGGGCTGGGTTTTAAGCCAGCCCCACGGGTTCCACTTCTGGGGATGACCCCAGCCTTACAGGTTCGTGCCCACGCCGAAGTGCTTGAACAGCCCGAACGGTGCGGTGGGTGTAGCTTCGGTATCGTCCAGAATCTCCACCCGAAGCTGGAAGCTGGACCAATCTTCGGAATTCAGGCTGAACGAACCTTCCGGGTCCATGCTGACCTTGTTCCAAGACCGCATGAACTCATTGCCGGAATCCGACACGCCGAAGAACAGCGCTTGACCTTCGCGCAACGTCTTGATTTGCGGGCTGAACTGTTTGTTCGTCCGCTTGACGTAGGTGTAATCAATCGTCACGAAAGCCCCGGCAACCAAGGTGCCACCGGTCTTGAACTTGACACCCTTGTACCCGCCCACCACGTCTTCCACCGTGTAATCCGTGTTCAGGATGTAGGTGGTTATGCCCGTGATGTCCTTGACCACAATCAAGGTTGCGGTGAAGCCTTCGGCCAGCGGAACGATTTCATCAGCGTTCAACTGGGCAACTTCAGCGGTCACGGTTCCCGTGCCTGACGCGTTGTCCGTGATTACATCACCACGGAAGTACGCCTTCAGGTTGTTGACGGACAGTTCATCCAGCGTAATCAGAAGGCTTTCGCCAATCTGACGGACGATGGAACGGTCTTTCTTGCGGACGCCACTCCGTGCGGTGTAGTGGTCAAGGATTTCCTTCTCTTGTTCAAAGGAATGTTCAACCACGTTGCCCATGTCCCGGTAACCTTTGCGCCGGGGCGGGGTCAACGTCAGGTCAACATTCTCATTGAACCAAAAGCGTGCCCCGCCCAACGTGTAGTTGGCGGAACTTCCGTTTTGGAAAAAGCCCACGGTTACGTTCTCCTTCTCTTGGTCTTGCGCTTACGCTTCTTGAACTTGGGCCAGTAGAACGCCAGCACGCCACCCGGCTTCTTGGGCCGGATGATGTAATTCTTTTTCTTCGTGCCGAATTCCACCACCCTTGCGTAAACGACATTAGTTCCCACAGTGTAGTACAGCGGTTTCCGCCGCTGCACATTCAACGAAGCCCGCAAGCGTCCGGTCCGCACGGGGGCACGCCTAACAGCGGATTGCTGTGCAGAGAAAGCCGCTGCCCTAACCGCCCAGTCTAAGGCTTCGGCCAGCTTTCCGCTTTTCGCCCCCTTCTTCACCGCTTGTGGTATCAACTTTTCGGTCAACAGCTTAACCGCCCGCGCATGTGCGGGCAATAGGTAGGGCTGCCCCTTTATGCCGGGGTGCTTGACCCGCTTGAAGAAGGCGTTTGCCTTCGGCATCCTTCAGCCCCTATGCTATCGCCTTCACATCGTAAGACAGCACCACCCAGAACCGCCCGCTGGGGGAAACTCCAACGTCAGTTGTGCCGCTTCGTTCCTTGAACAGTGCAACCACCGCAACGGAACGGTCACCCGTCAACGCCTTCGCCGTCAATGCGGCACGGACCAAGGACGCCAGCGCTTGCGCCTTCGGCTTGCTGACTTCGCTTTCCACGTTCAGCGTGAACACCCCGGCAGCCTTCAGCGTTTTCAGGTCAAGGCTGTAATCATCCCACGTGAAGGTAATCAGTGCGCCGGGCTTCGGTTCCTGAAGATCATCCGTGGGGCGGATGTTGTCAGCGTGTATCGGGAACGCTGTGATTGCGGATGTTCCCGCCAACACAGCCTTGACCCGCTGATAGATTCCAAGGTCTGGGGTCATCGTCTGATTTCCTTGACTAGCGCAACCTGAAGGTGGTTGAAGACACCCATGATGTCATGTTTGGCTTCAACACCAATCACCCGGAACTTCCCAGACAACCCAACCACGGTTGACACAAGCATGTCATCCACCAGAACGTCAGCTTCCTTGGTGAAGAACGTGGAGTCATACGCGTACACTTCGCCGTCAGCCGTGCTTGTGGCTTCACCGCCGCGCTGTTGAAGGAATCCATACGCCCGCCGCGTTGCGGTGCCCGGATACGTCAACACCGTGGCGTTCTCCGTGGTCTTGGATGCCACCGGGCGGTAAAGGTCCACCACGTGCGGTTGACGTAACGGAATCATGTTAGCGTTTCCTTGGAACTACAGCCTTGACCTTGCCGCCTTCCTTCACCACCTTGACCTTCATGTCATCGGTGTCAGCCGGTTCCGGGGTTTCCGGTTCGGGCTGGGGAAGGACGGGAACCGGGGGCGTACCGGGCACGGTGGAAACTACCGGAACGGGTGGGGGTCCGTCCGGTTCGCGTTCAAACACGGTGCCGGGGAAGCACGCTTCCAACCGTGCCCGGATTCTGGGGTAAGCCATTGCGCCTTCGTCTTCAATGTAGCCCACACTATCCACGAAGTTCACGCCCCCAGCGTGTTCCGTGAAGTGTTCCAGCGCAAGCGTGACTTTGATTCTGCCCATGTGATGGTTCTCCTTACGGCATCCCGCCGCTCTTGACCACGTGTGAAACAAGTTGCCACACCACGGTTGCGGCTATCGTCACCAGCGCCCCGGCAAACAGCCACAGAAGCCGGGTCTGGGTTGCGGCAAGCTGTTCAATCCGGTCCAGCCTGACCACCACGCCCTTGTCTGGGGTATCGCCCCCGAACAAGACCTTCTTGTGGTCTTCGGTCATCAGTTCCACGCGTTCCACTTTGGAACACGTGTTCTGATGGTAACCCTTGACTTCAGACGCAAGGTTGGTCACTTGTGCCTTCAGTTCCTTGATGTCCGCCGTTACCTGAACCCGCCATTCGGCTTCTTGCCGGTGTTGCTGTGACCGCAAGGCTTCAAGTTCGGCACGCATCTGTTCCGGTTCGTCCACAGGTGCTTCACTCCAAGGTGTCATCGGTGGCTTTTACCACGAAATCCACCGGTTCCAGCACGCGAATGTCTTGACCAAACGTCTGAATGAATTGGGCACGTGCTGTGTGCGGCACGTTCAGTGCGTCCAGCCGCGCTTCTGGGATGCGGACCACCGCCCATTCACCAGACACCAGTTCACGCGGGGCTTCCATCCATCGTTCTGTCTTCTGACAATCCGGGCGTGGGGTTCCATTGACGCTTCCCACAATCGGAAACCACGGCGTTCCGTTGATGTATGCAAGACAGGCATTGGCTTCCTGTTCAGTTGTGAACACGTAATGTTCCATCACGTTCCCCTTATGGTGCCGCCAACTTGTACGGGTGTCCCGCGTCCAGCTTTGCCACAGTACCCCACTTCCACGCCAAGTATCCTTCAATCTTCTGGCGGGTGGCAAGCGTCAGGTCATCGTGAACAACGACAACTTCACCAACAGCACCATCAATCATCTGAAGCGCATTCTTGTCAGCAAGCACGGTGAAGTTCATTGTTGTAGCTAACGTGGTTGTGTACACTTTTTGCGCTCTGTCAATCCCGTCAACGCGGGCAGTTGCCAACACGCTTCCGGTCTTGTCAAATTCGCCGTTGTAAATACTTGGACCGTTGAACGGATACCCAGTCAAGGGAAGACCACCAACAGCGAAACTTCCTTGAATGAATCCACGGAAGTCAGGTCCATTGTATCCGGGGGGTGCCGCACAGAACTTGAAGTCAGCCCCCGAACCGTCCATAGCGTAAATAGAATCAGAAGAGTTAACAACCCCATCCGAAACACCAACAGCGAAAATGGACAGGTTGCCGTCAGCGTTGATAGGGAACGGGTTCAGTCCAATCCACTGTGTCCCGTTCCCATCAAGCACATTCTTGCTGTTCAGTAAACGCGTCCCAGTTTGAAGCTGAAGCGCACCACTGGGCTGAACCAAGTGACGCGCCTTTCCGCTCTTGTCGTTCCACTGACTGACGAATCCGCCAGATGATACGATGCTTGCAAGGTCTGACGCATCATACCACCCTTCGGTCACGATGCGTGCCGGGGTCCATCCAACATTCAGCGCTGGGATGGTTCGGCGTGTTGATGTCTTGAAGAACTGGCGCATGTTATCCCTTACTCGGTGTCAATCACGTCCAACAACAGCACGTATCCTTCAGACAGGTTGCCCGGAACTCCTTCCTTGACCTTCTCCAACAGAATGTCCTTGAAGTACCCCACCAAGTCCGGGTCCGTCAGTTCCACCGTACAAGGAATCAATTCAAACTGGGTGGTGCTTCCGTCTTTGAACTTCCGGCACGCGGTGTTCAGTTGCTTGAACAGCTTCGCGTGGTTGCGAAGGTCCACGCGCCCACGGGGTCCAATGCCGGAAAGCAAGTCCGTCATTGCCGCCGCGCCGATGACCGTAAGATTCAAGGTCAGCTTTTTGTTGCTGTCCATTGTCCTTCCCCACCTTTCTGTTTCCATTCCCCGTTCACTTCAGCGTAAGCCAGCACACGCCAGCTTCACACCGAAGCTATCTTGTCCGTCAACAACTCCAACGCAAGCGCCACTTGCCCCGCCGTCAACGTGATGCCACCGGGAAGCGTGATGGTTTCCGTCAGGACTTCGGACAAAAGCCGTTCAGCCATGTATTGGCGTTCGCCGTTGTCACCGCCCGTGTTGTAGACCTTGTTATCTTTCACCAGCACCACTTGCCGGTAACAGGTGATTTTCACGTCTTCGCCCACGGGTGCGCTGATTTGAACAAGGTAGTTGCGGTCACGCTTTTCAACCGTGGTGTTCAACACAACATCTTGAATCTTCATGGTCATCTTCTCCCTGTTAGGAAACAACCACTTCAAGGTCATTCCCGGTTTGCTGCAACACCAGCGTTTTCCCGGTGCTGTTCGTTCCGATGACTGGCAAGGTTCCCGTCATGGTTCCCGTTGCCGTAATCAGTTTGTATGTCCCGTCTGTAGTGATGCCCGCCGGGAAGTCAATCGTGCAGCCACCCAGCGCCACGTTTCCGGTCACGGAAATCTTGCTGAAGGTGGTTGCTGTGCTGTTCACCAACAGCTTCGCGCTGGACCCGCTGAAGGTCAACGCCCCGGTGTTCAGCGTGTTGTCACCAACGGACCCCGGCTGAATGATTGCCGTGGCTGAATTGGCAACAGTCACCGCACCCGTGATTGTGGCGGACAACCCAACGGCGTTTCTTCCAAGAAGCGTTCCACCCGCGTTCACGGCAACGGCTGTGTTCCCCAATGACCCAGTGATTTGCAGCGTGCCACCGCTGATGGTGGTTGCGCCCGTGTAGGTGTTTGCATTGGTAAGAACCTGTGCGCCCGAACCACTCTTGGTCAGTGCCAAGGTTCCCGTTGCGTTTGAAATGACCCCGGTGAACGTGCCAGAACCGTTGTTGACGCCCACGGTCAACGTGTGCGTTCCTGCCTGTGTCTTGACCACGGTGCCCGCACCCGTCAAAGCGTCAACGCTGGCATCGGCGTCAGCCAAATCAAAAGACCCGTCCACCTTCATTGACCCAAGGTTTGACGCCCAAGTGAACGCTGTCCACCCGCCGTTGTAAAGAATTGCGCCAGCTTGAATGTCAAGCAATCCGCCTGAACCAAGCGACACAGCAACAACACGCCCGGCACCCACGCCATTTGAAATCGTTCCGCTAGTGATGCGCAAAGTTCCAGCGCCGGAAATAGTGGTTGTCCCGCTGGGGATGCCAGTATTCCCGTTGATTTCAAGAACAGCGCCCGTGCCGATTGAATAGTTTCGTGCCACGGGGGTGAATGACGTGCTGTTCAGCTTCAGCGTTCCGCCGCTGATGGTGGTGGTTCCGGTGTAGGTGTTCGCGCCGGTAAGCGTTAGCGTTCCGTTTCCGCTCTTGGTCAAGGCCAGAACGCCCGTGTTGTTTCTCAGTACCCCGCCGAAGGAATTGTCCACAGCGTTGTTCACGTTCAGCGTGTAGGTTCCCGCACCCGTGGCAGTTTGCACTATTCCGTTGCTTCCCGTCAGACCTGCAATGATGGTGGTTGCGCCTGCCGTATTGATGTATAGGTACGGGTTTCCACCGCTGGGCTTGACCAAGGATACGGTTCCATATTGTAGGGCTGTTATGCTGTTAAGATTCAGGGACACGTCTTGACCGGACGAAGTAACCGTGACCGTTCCTGAAAATGAATTGGCTGCATTGGTGAAATGGACACCCGCTTGTGACCCCGTGGTGGGGCCGTGGGAAATCGCAAGTGTAGTGGACCCAGACACCACACCATCAATATACACATCCTTTCCAACCCACGATGCTTGAATGGTGCCACCTGATGCACCGATTACGAAAGTCGCGCCAACACCAGTTGCCAGCCGTTGAACGCCGTCTTCGCCAATGATGGTTCCACCATTCAACACGAATGAATTGGCAATGCTGTAAGTGGTTCCGGTGCTGCCGGGGTCTAGATACAACTGTCCGCCCGTGTTGACTGTGACGATTCCTGTTCCAAGCCCCGCAACATTTTCAGTGCCAACAACGCCATTGCCAAGACGCACCCTTCCCGCGTTCACCGTGACACCACCCGTGAACGTGTTGGTTGCGTTAAGCGTCAGCCAGCCAACACCATTCTTGGTAATTCCACCGCCGAGTGAAACGGGGTCAGTCTTCAGAACTTGGGTGATGATGATGTCACGGGAAGCGGCAATGTTGAACGTGATGCCACCCGCCTTGATGAAGGCATTCGTCAACGAACCCATCCACGCGGTGCTTGCTGCCGCCGAACGAAGCGTTCCGCCGTTCATGTTCAGCGTTGCGGTTGAACTTGTCCCGCGTGCAGTTGGGAACGCGGGCAGCGTCACGTCAGCCGTGCCACTGATGTTGATGACACACGTATTCGTGTTGCCAGCCGCCAGTCTAGCGAACGAAGCCGCACTGAATGTGCCAGCGGAAATGTCCAACGTGCATACTTCGCCCAAACCTGTAGAACCATTGCCGCCGATGGACAACGCGCCAATGGTTGCGGTTCCCCCGGTCTGAATGAACTGTGCCGTGCAGTTGTTTCCGTCAGCGTGGTCATTACGCCCAATGTTAAGAACAGAATTTCCGCCGCTTGTCATCTGAAGGACACCGGTTCCACTCAGATTGAAGATGCCCGTGCATCCGGGGTTGACACCCAGCAAGATTCCATAGATTGTGTTTGCGCCCGTGGTCATTGAACCACCACTTAGATTGTACGTTCCGATGGATGGACTTGCACCATTGCCGAGCAAAAGTTCAACGCCAGCCGTTCCAAACGTCACCGAACCGCCGGATTGATTGACGATGCCGTTCCCGGCTTCTCCAACGTAGAAGGAATTATTCCCAAGCGCATACGTCCCGGTGGTGATGTTCAGGGTTGCGCCACCATATACGCGGATTGTTCCAGAAGCCGCAACGCGGGCACTGGACAGGTTCAGCGTCCCGCTTTCCACAACCGTGCTGCCGCTGTACGTGTTGACAACAGTCAACGTCAGCGTTCCCGCGCCGGTCTTGGTTACTGAACCCACGCCGCTGATGACTTTAGCGAAGGACAGGTTGCCCACCACGTTGAACACCACGGCGGCAGCGTTTGCAATGCTGGATGTGCTATCAATCGTTCCGTCAGTCACGCCGTTACCAAGCTGAAGCGTTCCGGTGGTGACCGTGGTGACACCGCTATAAAGGTTCGTCCCGGTCAGAATCAGCGTGCCCGCGCCTTGCTTCGTCAACGCGCCCGTGCCACTGATGACATTGGCATAGGTTCGCGTGCCTGTAATGTTATAAATCAGCGTGGCGTTGTTCGTGACGCCTGAACTGGACGCAATGGAACCGGTTGCCCCGCCGCTGCCGATGGACAGTGTTCCGGCTGAAATGGTGGTAACGCCAGTGTAAAGGTTCGTCCCGGTCAGCGTCAGCGTGTCGGAACCTTGCTTAGTCAACGTCCCGCTTCCGCTGATGACGTTTGCGTATGTCCGGGCGGCATTAATGTTGTAGACCAACGCACCGTTATTGACGATGTTGGAACTGGTGGCAATGCTTCCGCTGGTGGCACCGTTCCCAACCTGCAACGTGGTTCCGGCGGCAATCGTGGTGACGCCATTATATGACGCGGTGCCCAACACGATGAACGTGCTGCCACCTTGAACGGTCAAGTTGTGCGCCCCGTCAATCGCCCCAGTGAAAGTCACGGTCATGGTTGCTGGGGCGTTGAAGACCGTATTGCCGCCCATCGTGGTTGTGCCGCGAACGGTGAACCCAGCCGTGCCGCTGGTGATGCCTGAACCAACCGCGAAGTTGACGGTGTACGCGCCATTGGTGCTGATGTCGTTCACTGTGTGCGTGACGGAAGAACCGGCGTTCACCCGGTCAACCACATAGGTTGTTCCGTCCGCTTCAGGACGCAAACCACCTGTCAGCGCAAGCGTGGTATCCTTGGTTAAGCGGACAGTCAGATTGGGATTTTTGGAATGAACATCATCCGTGGACGTGTTGCCCACCGCCCCGTTGTGACGAAGGTCAATCACGCCAGCGTATTGCCACAGGTCAGAATCAAGCTGGGTGTTGTCCGCTGACAGAATCCACGTTCCGTCACCGTTCTTCACCACAGGATTTGCGTGGTTGTATGACTGCACGTTAGCGGATTGGTTGACCGTGATTCCCGCCGGGATGTCCACGTTGATTTGCCCGGAATTAATGGCGTGAAGTTCATTGGTGCATGTGAACGAACCAGTGAATTTAAGTTGTCCGGTGGTGCTGAAGTTCACTTCACAAGAACTATCCCCAAGGTTACCGGCAGCCCCAACGCTAAGAACCCCGGTGTTGATAAGAACCGAACCCGTCATGGTGCTTGTGCCGGTCAACGTCAGCACGCCCGGCGTGGATACCTTGAACACACCCGGACCAAAGATGTCTTTGTTTGTGGACGTGGTGGGTCCGGTGTATTCCAGCGTGGCGGTGGGGTTGAACGTGCCCATTGAAGGTCCAGCACCACCAGCGCATGGAACGCCCGCGTCATACAGCGTGTCAACCTTAACCGTCACATCCCAGTTCGCCACAATGCCCACAACCGTGTTCAGCCCGGTTAATGTGACCACCGAATTGTTTCCGGCAAACGAAGCGAAACCTGTGCCAGCAATAATACCGCTGATGGTGAAGTTGACGGTTGACAAGAACATCACCACACCGAACGTGATGCCGTTATTGGTCACGGTAAACCCGCGATTCGTGGACCCGGACAAACCGTTATACATAATCCATGAATCAATTACGGTTGAAACAATTTCAATGTTGCCGCTTGCCACGGACTGCCCGCCGAACGAACACGGAACGCCACCGTCAAGCCACGTGTTGACAACCAAGTTGTTCCGGTCAACGGACACCTTCCCGGTGAACGTGTTCAGCCCGTACAAGCGCACGTCCGTATATTCGTTATCAGAACTGACGGCGATTCCACCCACCCCGCTGATGACGCCGTTGATTAGAATGTGACCGGCTGACAAACCGATTCCGGTCACGTCCTGAACGTCATTCACCTTGATGTTGTTGTCAATGGTTTGAAGATTGGGACTGTAGTTGCGGATGCTTTTTGAAAGCACAAACTGATTTCCGCTTAACGTGAACGGGTCCGCCCCCACGTTGAATGCAATCCCAAGCGGTGTATCAACCACAACGTCATTGACCGGTGAAGTCCTGACGTTCCCGTTAAAGAACAGCCGGTCTTGTGCTGTGGGTGGGTGTGCAATCACCCAATTTTCAGACGTTGCCCACTTGTCATCCGCCCCGCCACCGTCCCACACGTGGTCAAGCAACGCAACACCCAACCCGGTGTCTATAATATGACGCCGCATCTGCCGTTCATAGACTTTGAAGAACTGACGCATACGTCACCCTTTCAGCTTCGGGCTGGGGTTAGCTTACGTCAGTAATCAACAGAACCTTCGCCGTTGCTGATGCTGTCCGGTGCCAGAAATGCCGCACTTCACGCGGAAGCGGAATGGGAACAAGCACCGGAAGGAAGATGGTTCCGTCAACCTGTGCCTTGGTCACGGGAACCGTTGGTTCCAGCGACAAGAAGACTTCTTCCGGTCCAACATTCAGCACGGACACCATTCCCTGAACGGTGACTTCGGTTTCGGTTGCCGAACTTGCGAGAATGGCAACCTTTTTCGTGACGGTAAGCGCTGGCATTGTTTTCTTCTCCTTGAACGTGCCCGTGGGTGCCCCCTTCTGGGGGAACCTACGGGCACGGGCTGGGGTTGCCCCCAGCCAGTGCCACCGGTTTCCCGGTTAGTTGTTGATGCCCGTGGACATTGCCAAGGCCAGTTCCGAATGAAGGGCAAGGCCACAGTACCAGCGCACGCGGTAGCGGGTGGCGTCCTTGTTCTGGACCGGACCCACCAACTTGACTTCAATGCCCGCCTGATTCTGTGCCATGAGTCCCGACACGCCTTCCGTTTCGTCCAGCCCGGCAAGGATGATGCCGGTCATGGAAGCCGCGTAACAGGTCCAAACGCCCGTGCCGCCACCTTCGGAAGTGGTGCCGCCCGGCGTGGTTCCCCACGTGGGTTCAACGCTGTGCGTGGTGCCGCCCGTGGTGCATTTGTACACGTACCCGTTCGCCACGGTGGGCTTGCGCCACATGCCCGTTGTGACAACCGCGCCAGCGGTCCAAACGCTGGTGGCTGCCAAGGACTGACCTTCCGAACTTTGGTCAACCGGCATGTAATCGTTCTTCAGGATGGGAATGCCCCGGTACGTGGGAACCGTGGCGGTGATGCCCGGAATGGCAACGTGCTGGGGGTCCGTCCCGCCCAACGCACGGCACAACGCGAAGAACGCCCGCAACGTGCGGCTGTTCATCACGAAGATGCGCTGATTCCCAACCTTGACCAAATCCATCAAGCGGTCAAGGTGGGCATAGGACAGCGCTTCGCCAGCGGCGGCAGCCACGAACTTCTGACCGGACGCGCACAGACCGCGCATCCCGGTGAACTCCTTGGTGTTCACCACGGCGTCACCGTTCATCAGCCGGTCAGCGTAGGTGCGCCCAACCACCTTCGCCTTCTTGCTGATTTGCACGGCGGCTTGGTCGTTCGCGTCTGACATGGTGCCTTCAAGGAAGTCATCCACGTCCACGTCACCAATGCAGCGCTTCAGCGTGGTGGTGATTTTCGTGAAGGTGGCTGCCGACTCGGTGATGGGGTCATCGGTGTCCGTGAAGCTGGCCGTTCCAAGGCTGTTTTCCCGGTTGTAGACGTAAGCCTTCCCGTTGATGGGCAGGAACGGAAGAAGCGCGAAAACTTCATCGGAAGTAATCACGTTCTCCAAGATGCCTTGCCGAAGCATGTCGTTGGACAGCTTTTCGGCTTCCGCAGTCAGTAACGGCATTGGTGTCAACTCCTTGTTTTCGGTTCGGCGGGTTACCGCTGTGCGGTCAAGCCCGCTGAAATCTTCTGGGTTGCTGACATGTTCTTGTCAGCGGCAGCCTTGCCGCCAGTGCCCGGACGGAAGCCGGTGCCACCGGGTCTGTCGGAAAGGAACAGGTTCGCGTATTCTTCCTTTTCCTTCAGACCTTCAAGGTACTTGTCAACCGGCACCGAAGTATCAACCACGGTGCCGTCTTTATCTACTTCCCTGACCCGGACCAAGACTTGGAACTCCCCGGTGGGCTGAAGTTTCTTGTCCTTCAATTCAATCACTTCACACAACGGGGCAACCAAGGCTTCCACCTGTTTCAAGTTGTACGCCTTATGTGCGTTCGCCGCTGATGCAACTGCCACATTCACCAGATTCCGGGTGAACAGGTTCCAGTTCTGGGCAGCCTTCGCGTCAGCCGCTTTGATTCTTTCTGAACTTTCATTCCGAACCTTTTCAATCTCCTTCTTCGCCCGTTCTTCGCGGGTCATCAGTTCGGTTTCAAGTTCCTGTTGCCGGGTTTCCAACCGCGCCCGGTCTTCAGCGGTCAAGGCTTGGTTCTGTTGCAACCGCTGAACTTCTTCAAGGTGCCGCTGGGTCATGTCGCGTTTGTTGGTTGCCACGATGCGGTTGACTTCTTCTTGGGTGAACCGGCGGTTCGGGTCTGCATTCCCGCCCGCTTGCCCGCCCGCGTGTCCCGCGCCCGCACCAGCGCC